TTAACGGCAATGCGTCGAGTTCACGTCGAGCGCGCTAGGATGATAAATCTGGCGAAGCATGGACAGAAATATAGTTCCACGCAGAACATGGCAGTCGCAACGCAATCGCTTCATTCCGCTTCGGTCTTGTCAGCCTGCGACATTCCGTTAATCGGTTATGACCCATCGAGCCGACAATGGATATTCGAAAAAGGCGCGGAAATCATCTGCGATCTAATCAAAGCCGGCGGTAGACCCAGGGAACGCCCGCTAACCGTTGATCTGTGCGTCGATTGGATGCTTGAGGCCCTGAAGTATCGCGATTGGCTGGCGAAGCTTGTGCGCGATCCTGAATGTATTCCGATCATAAGATTCGAGGACGGAGAAAAGATTTTGGAGATTAGCAGGGATATGCCTGAAAAAGAACAACGCAAATGGATAAGCCACCTATGATGATTGATTTGCCACCAGAAGATTTAACGCCGGACGACCAGATTTCAACATTGTCTGTCGTCGAGAAACCCAAATCAGAGTTCGTGCGACCGGCCTACAGCTTCAAGGGCAACCAGCTTTTCCCATTCACTTACGGCTACGAACTTCTATTCAACCAGGTGCGTGATGCCGAGGATACCGGCCTATTCACATGGCTGGCATTCGTTTATTTGCTTCGGAAACACGAGGATAACGAGAGCGAAGAGTCGCATCGCAAATGGGCGATCAAGCTCTGCTGGAAGGTCGATGACTTCCGTTTGGCTTTGAGTTCGTGGATGGATATTCATGGACCGTTCACAAATCAGGACAAACTCGACGCAAAGCTGATCTACGAGGAAAATATGAAAGCCATTGCCGACACGACGGTCGAAGCCGTTCCAGATCGAAAGGCCGCGCAAAAAAAAACCTCCCGCCAGAAGAAGGAATCGTCATCTACGTCCTTAGAAGGAAGCTAAGCTGCTCGCGTGATGAGATCCTTTGGAAGATGCCGCTGCCGGAACTGAACATGATGATTCACTCGTTTTATTGCATGGAGGGGAAAGAAGTCAGACGACCGAAAGACAGGGCAAAACTGATCGGGAAATTCCATCGCGTGATGAGCCTGTTCGGTAAACGGTGACAATTCCGCAATTACGATGCCAGTTCGCGTCAAAGTCAATACTTCAGCATCGGATGCACTGTTCAAAAAGATGGGCTGGACGCTCAAGAATTCGCTTCCCGGTTATCTGAAGCAAGAAGCGAGACTGGTTGCTGTTTCGCTGGCATTTCAGACGCAACCGTTCGGCGATAGCGCGACATCGCAAGCAGTCGGACAAGTTGCGACCAGCCGGGACATATACCGCGTTTACACGACACCTGGATCGGCTTTCAAAGACATTCAAGATGCGGGCGCTGCGAAAGGATTCTGGAAAGCTGTTTCGACTTCGGCGTGGGATCTGGCCGCGAAGATATTGAGCCGCGAAGGAAACGCTCTGAAGCTTACACCAATCCAGAGCTTCGATGGTGGGTCGCAACATCGACAACTCCGAAACAATCAAGGCCGAATTTCCGCATCGCAGAAGCCGGTGATGATCGTCCGTAATCCATCGGCATTGAAGTCCTATGTTGCAGCGGAACAAAAGAAGGTTGGATTTGGCAAAGGCGGGTGGGCGGCTTGTGCTAGAGCATTGGGCGGAACTCGCGGGATTCCCGGCTGGATTTCGAGGCAGCCCGCGCCGGGAACGGTCGTGGAGCAATATTCGCAGATAAGAAGTAGCGTGGTAATGACTAACCAGGTTCCATATGCCAGCGAGATTCTGACAGCTGTAGGAAAACAACAGGCAATTTCAATCGCTATAGACCGACTGCGGAGATCCATTCTCGCGGCTTTAAGATTCGGTAGGGTTTAACGCGATGCCTGATACGGTCACACTCGTTCTTGATGCCGAGCAGTACAACCGCGCATTAGCTGGAGTTACCACCGGCACGACTCGGTTGAGTCGTGCCGGTGATGATATAGGCAGGGGATTCATTCGCGGAGAGCGAGTTGTGCGAACGGCAAGCGCGAACATCACGGCCAGCTTATTAGCGTCAGGAGATGCTGCGACTACAGCCCTCGTTGCGATGCAAGGACTTGAGCGAGTTTTCAGGATAGGGATTTTGCCAACTGTAGCGGTTGCCGGAGCCGTCGCCGTGTTCGAGGTTTTCCATAAGCAGATTGAACGGACAAAAGCGGCCTACGACGACCTGAAGAAAGAAATCAACATACCTCTCGAACCGGACACAGACGCCTTCACTCAGAGAATTGATACGCTCAGGGAAAAGATGAAGAAACTGAAAGAGGAAAACGAAACTTTCATCAGCAAGTTCATGCAGTTTATGGGGCGCGGAACGCAAGGCGGATTAGGAAGAGATACTGCATTTGGGGGCGAAGCGTTCAGGCCGGGATTCAAACCGAAGAGCGATTCCGAAAAAGCCTTAGATGACGCGACGGTAAAGATTAATGCCTTAGCTGCGGCAAGGGCGAAAAAGATCGCAGACGGCATACTCGATCAAGCCGCAAAATTACATGAAGCGTTGGCAGAAGCAGTCAGACGATTTCGACTCGCAACCGGAAATCTTTTCAAAGACATTGGCAGTGGTCAATTCTTGAAGGACCAACAGCAGCGGAATTTAGAGAACCTTCAAACCGGAGGAGGCCAGGATATGGTCCGGGAATTTGAAGATGCTATAGCGAGAGGAATTCCAATAGGACCAAACGCGCAAGCAATGGTTAAAGCTGCTAGAGCAGCGGCAGCAAAGGGAGGACAGACAATCGAAGATGTTCTTAACATGGATTTCTCGAATCTCGATATGTTGAGCAAATACGACTTTTCTGGGCTGGCTCCTCTTAACGGCTTAACGATAATTATTCAATAATGTCACTCGACCCCATCAGATTAGGTTCAGCCAATACGAGCGCATTCGTGTTTCAATCTGGCAGCAATACAACTACGGACAAATACGGGATTCAGACCTGCGAGATTAAGTCGCTTTATCCGTTTGGTAGCACGGTGTTCAGCGCACTTCCTCCAGAGGGTTCGACATATGGAGGCGTCTTCGGTAATTCGTATCTCCCGAATAGCTTTCTGCTGGACTTCTTTGAAGGAGCGCCCGGAGTTGAATATCAGGACGCAACCGTAGCTAAGGTCAGTTTTAAGTTCAAGAGAATCGACCCTCTTTTTACGAACCGACGAACAGTCTCGGTTGATTCGATTCTGAACTACGATAATAACGCTCTCAGCCAAGTATTAGTGCCAAACACGACGAACGGCCTCGCGCAGAATAACGTATTTGGATTTCCCGATCCTACAACGACCGTGACTTACAGCACCACGACCGCTCCATCTCTTGGCACGGGAGGATTGTCGAGCATATATGCGTTGCCTGGGAGCGCGAACACAGTCGGATTTCCTGCGGTGCCTGACATATCCATTCCATACACGTTTCGTATTCCTGCCGGTGGTGTAATCAGCTATTGGAACGGGACTGCGTTTGTTAGTCAGTCATGCGCCGTCGATACTACATTCGTTTTCAACCTAATTTTCCAGGCCAACCAGCGAGGTTGGCAACTCACGAAGGTAAAATACGATCCGATTGCCAACCGCAATTTCTTCGCCGTGGAGGAAAATTGGCGCAATTTCTACGTCTTCTTCGGAGCGCAATTCGTTTCACACACTCCGTAAGCCATGGCCGACGCAGTTCTACTCAGTCAGAGCACTTACGACCGGCTAATGAAGATGCTGGAAAAGTGGGAGAAGGGAGACATCATACAGCCGGGATTAGGATTGAAGATTGAAGAAACTGGAACCGGATATCAGAAAATCGGAGTCGACGGAACGGAATGTCCATAGATGGCAAAGGTTCGGCTATTAGGTGGCAAGCCATTGATGGTTGCCGGCAAGGTCGCGCTTAGTGACAATTGTTGCTGCCAACCTGCTGATTGTTGTGACCGAGATGTAACAGAGATCAACACCTTGACCCTCGTCGGTTCTTTCTCTATGACCGGTGCGGACACCGCATCTTGCACGTTCACCACCATCTGGACGAGAATACCTAACGCAAATTCTTTCGATGGTTCTAATCAGTTCAAACTCTATTTTGGCGCTCTTCCTACGTGCCAATTATTTGCGATTTTCAGTGACGCATTCGGATTGGAATTGCCACAGAGCGATTGCAGCGGTGCCGGAGCGTTCGACACAATTTTCGGAAGCATTCGCATTGAACAATTTCTTGTGAATATGGGAACTGGAAATGTAACTCTGCAATTCACGGTGAATTCAAGCGAATCCGCGGCGGGGAATTCTTGTGCGGTTGATTCAGGCAATATCTTGCTTCCATTTACTTCCTGCGATGTATCAGGATTGGCTGGAACTCACACTATAACTAACCATTGCGTCGACGCGTTCTTCACGTTCGACATTAGCGGTAGCGTGATAATCGCGTGAACACTTTGCAGCACAGGGTAAACGGTGAATTGGTCGAATATGTGATTGATGGTATTTCTCAGCAAGCTTTGCCTTCACTTACGGCACAAGCTGTGAATGCCGTCTCCGCAGTCAGAACAGCAATATCAAATCCAGTTCCCATTTCTCCGGAAGAGCGCGAGCGCAGACTTTCAATCTGCCACGCCTGCGAGTTCCTAATTGATGGCAAGCGTTGTATGAAGTGCGGTTGCCATGTTAATTGGAAAAGCAGACTCGAAGCGTGGCATTGTCCGATTGAAAAATGGTAACTGAATGGACTTCCACGACCTCCCTCCCAGACGAGACCCGAAAGGCGGAAGCCCCAGAACGCCATCGACTCCGATCCGTGTCGGTGATTACCAGGAATACGTTGCTGCTCAAGTGCCTAACGGAAACGGAACAGTCTGGAAGGTAGCCGCGAGTGGATTCGCCGGGTTATTTATAAGTATGACTATTGCTTGGTGGACGGCTACCACAGGGAAGGGCGTTAGCAGGATGGAGATGGAAGATTACGCGCAACGCTATTCTCCTTACAGCCAGGACCAGAAGCTTTTAGCCGAGCACAATAGCCAGCAGGATAAGGAGATTGGGATTCTGCGAGGGCAAGCCGACAGGATATTTGACCGGATACAAATGATTGACCAGGCGCATATTACATACGACAGCAAATTAGCTGACCTTTACAAGAAGCTGGACACGATCACGAACTATCTCGAAGAAGAGAAGAAAGTGAAACGGTGAAATGGAAGGAGTGGACAACAGCAATAGTGTGTTCGGTGATGGGTATGTGCGCTACGCCAGAAAAGCATACGAAGAGGAATCGTCCTTCCGCTCATCACCATAAGACCGAAGTCGTTGATCAAGACGATGCCGCTATGAGGGCGCTAATTAAATCATTACGAGAATGAACTTTCCCCAAATCATAATATTCGGGCTGGCAATCGGACTGCCGAGCATGGCGCTCCAGTATTATTTTCATTATTACGAGCGCAAACGAAAGTCGCAGTTATGGTCAACGTGGTCCGAGTTGCAGACGGAACTTGCTAGAGTGCTTCATAAGCCGCATACCGCATCGCACCCACTCGACCGATTACTTGAGAAGCTCGAAACATTCACCGCGGCCGGCATAAGCACGATATCAGATGACGACAGCAGAAAGTTGACGGTAATGTTGCGCCAACTTCAGGACGACGCTTCGCAATCAAAGATCGACAGACAACGCGCTGAGTTTATGCTGCTGGCCATCCCGCGTGCAGCTCTAGAACGGGCATCGCAGAAATAAAGCTTGCCAAGTGACAATGACCTAGGGTTGACTGCTGATGTTGAAACGAATCAACTGGAGATCTCTAGGAGCCGCCTTTGCATCCACTCTCACGATTCTGGCAGCATTGCCTTATACCCTAGGAGAACTTGCTACGTTGATCCCGAGCAGCTGGAAACCTTCAATCGTAGCGGTTGGGCTGATTGCGACCGCGGGCCTGAGAATTTGGAACTCGTTGGTGACAAAACCCCCACAATAGGGAGAGAAATATGATCGCAATACTTGGTGCAGCAATCGCAGCCGGGATTCTCGCCGGACTGATTCATCTGATCATCGTTCTGATTGTGCTGGCAATCGTTTATTATTTGCTGGTCTGGGTAATCGGATTACTCGGAGCGCCGCCGGTGATAGCGCAGCTCGTCGGCGTGCTCTGCGCGTTGATCGCTCTTTATTTTATCGTCGTATTCCTGCTTTCCCTGATATGAAAATGTGGCAGCGCCAAGTGATTCGATTCCTAATCTTTGCACTCTTAATCGCGGGTTGCTGGTATTTCGCCCCGTGATCATACAAATCAAGCTGTCGGATAGGATTTACCGAAGTTTGGAGCGCATGGCAGCGTCTCTCGAATCAATCGACCAAACGTTGAAAGCGCCTCCGGAAGATTTCACCAAAGAAGATCAGCAGGTAATTGACGCTGCTCACAAGGTAGAAGAAGCAATTCAGCACATTCCCCATTCGGAACAATAAAACAATGAACCAGGAGAAAAACCCATGCCAGCAACAAAAGATCAGTTCGATGCCGATTTTAATCCATTCATCACGGCTGTCCAGGCGCTATGCGTAGCAGTCGGAAATCTGAACCTCGATCCGACAGATTTATCGACCGAGGAACAAGCCGTTCTCGATTCAGCTGCTGCGGTTCAAACGGCCCTAAACAAACTCAATCCTCCACCGCCGCCGGCGCCAGGGGCCTGAGTGAAATTCGGCGTATGCCTGTTATCGGTGCTGGTCTTAACCGGCTGCACCGATTTCGGGCATTACGTTTCTGCCGTGGACTTCAGCGGTGGCGTTTCGCAGGATCCCAGCAATATGGACTCCACTCGCGTCACGGTTGGCGGAAAGATTTACTTCCGAGATCCGACGCCGACGAAACTTCCAAACTATTCAAAGGATAAATGAGAGTCATCACCACAATCGAAGGCGAGGTCATCACCGAGCAGGACGACGGAAGTGTTCGTTACAAGTCCAAAGCCGCAATCGACTCGGACGGAACCGGACCGCATCACGGCGACAAGACCTCCCAGAACCAGACGAGCTATAAACCTGACCTAAACGCAGACGTTGACCGTTATATCGTGGTCCCGCCAGCGATCAGGATGGGCGTTAAAGGCGTCGTAATGGGTTGCCTTGCCAATGTGACCAATACGCTCAACGGAAAGCATACAGCGGCAGTTGTGGGCGATATTGGGCCGCGCAAGAAGCTTGGCGAGATCAGTTGCGCATGCGCCTCGGCTATTGGCCTAAATCCAAGCCCGGTTTCAGGCGGAGTGGACGAACACGTTATCGAATACATCATTTGGCCGGGCATCCCAGCGATTGTGAACGGGACATATTACAAATTGCAGCCAGCATTCACTCCCGATGCCGACAGGGACACAAAATGAAAACGCTAGAAGTCGTCGCGTTCGCGTTCCTGATTCTGGTAGTGCTGGCGTTTGAACTTGTCAGGCCGAAACCGGACCAATTTAGTCACCGCGACTGACTGAGTTTCGTCAGTTCCTTAACAGCCTTCTGCACCGCTGGCCTTGATCCGCGGCGGTGCGTGATGAATTCGACAAGATAAACGACGCGCTCTTGGTCTGTCGTTCCTTCTTTTCTCGGAAGAAGTCGCGTCCAATCGCGCGTCATAAAGTCAGACGCGACCGCAGACCAGCCATGATCGAACGGTCGCGCCTCCTGGCTAAATTAAGGACGGGCGCCGCCTCGAAAGAAGCGCCCGCCCTCCTGATCCCCTTTCGGGGTGCATGGACAGGAAAGTTTCATAGGTCGGCGTCTGGGCCGGCGCGGTGCGCCAGTAGATTCCTGACCGTGCGCTCACGCTTACGCAGATGCAGAATGTAAGCGTGATTACGGCATTGGACGGCCATTGGTTGAGCGTGCCATGTTTTGAGCAATGCTTGTACGCCAAGGTGTTCGTCAACTCGCTCCGCGGTTCTGCGCGCGCTAGCTTCAGTTCGTCGGTGGTTCTCGGTTCCGTTACGATGTTTCATACTGATTGATAAACAGCAGCTTGGCAACCGGATCGCGTCGCCCGGTGCAATATCCACCGGCGCAAGGTCCGCTTATCCGGCTTCAAGTTAGCCGATACGCTTTGCTCATTACCCTTATGGAAATTTGAGCAAATATCAGCCTTCCGTGAAGCGTAGGTCTTGTCGAATAGGTCGATTTGCGTTGGCCAGAGTTTCACGATGCTCTCCTAGTATCTTTCCAGAGTGGTCGCTTGTTCCGTTTCCGTTTCAGCCTTGTTTTCTTTCGTGTTGGCTTCTTATTCATCTCAAAATCCACAGCAAGACTGAGATGGTTAAGCAAAGGAATATCCCAGTTAAAAGCAGGATTGCGCGGCGCTTCTCGATCTGCGTCAAGAAATGCTGCCGGTTTCGGTTCACTTTGTAAAGGTAGCCACTGGTTGTAAGCGTATTAATCATTCCGGTTGACCTGCAATGCTTTTGATAATGTCACGGCGCAGTTTTTGCACTTCGTTCTGGTATTTTATCACGCTCGGATACTTTTCGATGAGCAATCGCGAAAGCAGGTCATCGGCCAGTTGGTCTGGGCTTATGTCTTTCGATTGCGCTATGATCCAGAGACACTGCCAAGTATCGGTGCTGAGATAGGTAGGTTCGCGTCGTATGCTCAAAATGGAACTCCGTCTTCGTCCACTTCTGTTGAACTCGGTTCATTGATCGCGACCGACTTGCGCGGTTTTGGTGAACGAATCTTGACGCGGATCGCTTCTACCATGTCTCCTTGAAACTGGACCTCGCATCTGTAAAGACTGATCGTCTTGCCGATCCAATCGTCGAACTCCTGGGACTGCAGGACCTTGGCAATCGTGTTCGCATTAGTCTTGTTGCAGACAAGGCCGCGGTGATCTTCATCGAAAAAGATTACTGGTTTCTTTTCTTTGTTCTGTCCGATTTCTTCAATCACGATTTTCTCAATCGTGAATGCTTGCGATCCTTCTTCTGGCAGGTCGCTCGCCTTTAGATATTTGCTGGGGAATGCATCGTTAATGTTCATATGGATTTTATTTGGTCTTGTTTTCTTTCTGATTGCCGGACCGCATCGAGCCGATCCGCATGAGTTTGGCAAAGTACCATGTCTTTACCGTTAAAATTTCTGACCACCTTGGCGTAGATTAGATCGGTGCATCGCTCGCAATAAACCCGATGCTTGATCAGCCATGCGTGAAATGATTCGGTCGCGGTCATGGCAGTCCATCCTGTCCGACCCAACCCATTGCGCGCGGAGAATCGTGATCTGGACTTGAAATTCCATCAGCATCGCCGAGTTCAGTTAATTCCGGCAGATCATCTCCCTCGCACACGCAATCAATCTTATCGCAAACCATGCAAGCGTCGTCGTGGTTCGGTGGCGTTTCGTCCGTCATTTCCCTGATCAGATAATCTTCGTAGCTCATCGCGTCATTTTTTAGACTTGGCACGATTGTTGATAACAGGCCTTCCGCCAAGCTTCCCATTCTCCCGGCTCGACTTCGCTTTGCGTTTGCTTGTGCGCTGGCCGAGTAAGCGCATGGCGACGCGGATCACTTCTTGATCAGTAAGTTTCAATTGTGCATTGCTCATAAATCACTTTCAGGATTTCGAACGCGACTTGCGGGAACCCGATACCACGGCTGTGATCTCATCACGGGGGGATCTGGCCCGTGCCGTTGGGACGACAATACTTGTCGATTTCGCAGAAGGCGATTGTCCTGAATCCTGCCCACTGTGCGGCGAGGGTGAATCCTCCGATGCCTGAGAAGAGGTCAATGTGCGTTGGTTCATTCAATTCGCGCAATCTAACCGTTCGGAATTACTTTAGCAAGGTGAAAAGATTTCGGTTGACGTGCTTAAAATTTCTGATTGAATCGCGTTCATGCACGCAATCCACGCCGACTCTCTGAACCGAGGCGTTCGTGTGACTTATTCATTCGTGGATTCTGTCGTGCAAACGCGAGCGTCTCGCTTCGGAGGGTTGCCGTGATTCATCTCTGCGAGCATATCCTCACCACTAACTTCACCGTTATTTCACGCGAGGCGCAATCGGTGTGGTTATATGCGGCACTCCGCGCCAGTCGCCACGGGATAGTAAACATTCATATCAACGTCCTGCCGCGATTGTGCCAACTGACAGACCGGCAATCAGTAAAAGTCCTCGATGAGTTATCCCGGCACAATTTCTACGACGACGACGACGATCCATTTCTTGTAAAATGGGAGGACGCAAATCTTAGCGTTTCAAAAGTCCTGCAATGGCGCTGCCGATGGTGCGAAGTCGTTTCGCGTGAATTTATTCCGGCGTCCGTCCGTGAAGATGTTTTATCAATCGGGTTTTGCGTTCATTGCGAGTCGCCGGACAATCTCGAAGGCGATCACATTCGCCCGGTTTCGTTAGGCGGATCGAGTGATCGCGAGAATCTTCAACCTATCTGTGTCACCTGTAACCGGAAAAAGAAGAATCGGTTCATCGGATGAAATATCCGCACATGCAATTTTATACAGGCGATTGGTTGAAAGACCCGCGCCTTTCATTGTGCCACCCTGCGTCAAGAGGCATCTGGATTGATCTGCTCTGCGCCATGCACGAACTAGACCGCTCCGGCGAACTGCGCGGAACGACAGAAGAACTCTCTCGTCTCGCCCGTTGCTCGACCGTCGAACTCGAAGCCGCGCTGACCGACCTTCAGAACAAATCTGCCGCCGAAGTGATACAAAGAAACGGTAGTTGGGTGATAGCAAATCGGCGCATGAAAAGGGAGTCAGTTATACGGGCTAAACGCGCTGAATCAGGGAAGGTTGGCGGTAGCAAACGACAAGCAAACAGGGAGCAAATCCCTGACACTGACATTGATTCTGACGATGGTTTGGTAAAGGTCAGGGAGTTTGCGCGAACGGAAGGAATCGGGCAGAAAGATGCCGATTGGTTTTACTGGAAAGGTAAGGGCAACGGCTGGACAAACGGAGGCAAGCCGATTCTCGATTGGAAAGCAACGCTCCGTAGCTGGTATCGAGCCGGGTATTTACCAAGTCAGAAAGCCAGAATGAATGGGTCGCGTCCATCGTTCGCACCGCAATCAACAAAGGGAGTTTACGGTCACAATCGATTACCCCCACCAGCTAATATCAGTGACGAAGAACTCGAACGGCAGCGCAAGATCGTGCGTGATGCTAGCGAGCAGTTCAAGAAAGGAATCGGACGATGAGCTACTGCATTTTCCCTCCAGTTCTGGATGTGTGCTGTGGTCCGAGAATGTTTTGGTTCGATCACGACGACGAACGAGCTGTGTTCATGGACCGACGACGCGAAACATGGATCGTCGACAAAGGCACGCCGGGGACTATTGGGCGAAGTCCGTCTGTGACAGATCCTCAAGTTCTCAGCGATTTCATATCCATCCCATTTCCCGACGAAAGCTTTTCGCACATCGTTTTCGACCCTCCGCATTATTCTAATGCTTCAATGGGAATAAATTCGGATCTCAGTCACAAATACGGGATGCTCATTGATGGATGGGAGGAAAGCATCAAAGAGGGATTCTGTGAATGCTTTAGAGTTCTAAAACCGTGCGGAACGCTTGTTTTCAAATGGTGTTCAAACGAGATTCCGCTTTCGCGAGTTCTACAGCTCACAGAAAAGCGGCCGCTTTATGGACACCGGAGCGGAAAATCCCTGACGACACATTGGCTTAGTTTCTTGAAGTGATGCCAGCGCGAAACTGCGGGACGAATTGAAGAAATAGCGTTGACAAGCGTTCCGCGGTCGCGTAGAAGCGAAGCCCTAAGTGGCAATCTTAGGCGAAGCGAGCGACAAAGCATTGTGGATTGGTCCCGCGGAAGAGATCAGGCAATTACATCAAGGGATTCTCTCTGCTGCTCGTAATTCGCTCACTACTGCGATTCGGATTGGCGAGATCCTTAGCCAAGTCAAAGAAGCATTGAAGCATGGTGAATGGTTGCCGTGGCTGGCTGAACACGCGCCGTTTCACGAAAACACCGCGCGTAATTACATTCGCGTGTTCGAGAAGCGCTATGAATTGAAATCAACAAACGTTGTGGATTTAAGCGCTGCGTACGCTGCTTTGTCGAACGGCAACGGAGACTCGCACAGACCGCAACAATTACACGAACCGAACTTCCACTCTCAAGCGGTTCGACTGAGGCAGAACCTTGTCGGCCTGTTTAATCACCATCTTCAACGCCGGCCGCTACGATCCTGGCAGACTGAAGAAATCTACGATTTACTTTGCTCTCTTAAGTCAGTCACCGAAATATGCCAACAACTGGAACTCGAACTCGGCACACGCAATGACCTCCCGGCATCCTACAGATCAGCGAACGGCAATTGATTATATCGAGCCTGTACTTGACGTAAGGGAGGCAGGGATGCGCTATGTCGATGTGCTTGAGGGGTTCGCATCGCGCATTGAATCGGGCATAGTGCATGGCAACCTACGCAGTGTAAGCGTAGCATTCTGGTCTGCTGCTTATGGTCTTGGCCTCAAGTGTTGTGGAGGGGTTAGCATGACCGAGCGCGCTGGTCAATTGGGCGTCCGCCGTGCTACTATCAGCAAGGGTGCGAAGAAGTTCGTTGAGTCCAATGGTCTTACGCCTTCGTTCTACATGAAGGATCAAGCCGCGGGCCGCTCGTATTGCAAGGCAAGGCTCAATGTCGTGTGCAATGGTGCAAAGAGAATGAATTGTAATGACCTCGCTCATTAGGTGTCAAGCATTAAATAGGTTCTTCCTGAGTCGTTTCAAGCCGCGGGTTTTTTGTCTGTCGTTGAAAAGCAGATAACGGTTCAGCATTATGCTGTTGGCTCAAACCAAATGAAATGCAATCCAGATGAAAGCGTCCGTTTACTGGCTCAATCAAGCCACCGGGAAGCATCCCGACACAATCAGGAAGCGCATAGCCAATCTGTCGCCTGATTCGCGCGGCAAATACGATTCAACGGTAGCGCTTGAGCTGATTTACTGCGGATCGACGCAAAAGAATGGTGAATTCATATCGACGCCGGAAGCGGTTCGGCAACTCAACGTCGCGCGCAAGCAGGAGATCGATCTGGATATGGAAATCAAGCGCGGCGACCGCATCCCGATTGAAGATTGCCTATCCGTGGACAACGAAATCTTTCAAGCAATCGCCGGCACAATCAAAGCCAACCGCGACAAGCATCTGAGCGAAGAGATCACAAATGAAATGTTTCAAAATCTCCGCGATTGGGTTGGACGGCTAAATGGCAACGGCAAACATGACTAAATGCGGAGAATGTCGCCACTGGCGCAAGATACGTGAGGAAAATTATGAGGAATGGCGCGGTCCTCACGGCGAATGTCACTTACTCGACGAGTTCTCTACTGATAAAAAAGCGTGGCTCGATCTTTGGATCGAGCCGCGAGACGAGCCAATTAAGAACGCGGTCGGAGAGGTGAGTTTAATTACGATGCCGGATTTCGGATGCATTCACGGCGAAGCGAAAACATGACTGATCCAGTTTCGCGCGCAGCGTATCAATCCGCGGTCGCCAAATTGCTTCTCGCGTCCTTTGCGCATTGGCAACGACTCCCGCCGGACGAGTTCGCGGAGAAGTTTATTCGCATGCCAGGTGAACACGGTTCAACGCGACGGTTTGATTTCGGTTTTTTCCCGCCGCAGCGCGAAATGTTCAACGAGATTTTCAACCCGCGAAATCGCGAAGTCGTGTTCAAGATGGCGAGCCGCCTCACCAAAACTATGACCGTTCTCGGCGCGATCGGCTATTGCATCGCGGAAGCGCCGCGCAAGATCCTCGTCATGTGGCCGAAGATTGGCGACAGCGAGGAATGGTCAAAGAAACATCTGATGGGCGAATTGGTCGATCCTACTCCGGCTTTGCAGAATCTGCTTCAGGACGGTCGGGGTCGTCGTCTGGCGAACAACACTATTCTCAGCAAGATCTTTCCCGGCGGATACATTTCGATGTTTGGAGCAAATGTTCCGGGCGATTTTCGTAGAGCCAAGGGCAATTTTCTCTATGCAGATGAGATAGATGCAATTGCGATAGCCGAGAGCGATGAAGGAGATCAGCTGCGCCAATTTGCTGTAAGAGGGAGCGAATATCCTGATACCGTACAGGTCTATTGCTCATACCCATCACTTAAAGGCCAATCCAACATCGATAGCAAATACGATTTGTCGGATAAGCGCGTCTGGGAAGTGCATTGCGCTAAGTGCGGTGACCCGTGGGTGATGCATAGAAAAGAGTTGCGCTACGACCGGGAGCAAACAGAATTAGCAGTAATCCAATGTCCAACTTGCCATGCACTCCACGACGACAACGCGAGAGCAGCAATGGCCCGATCAGGTAAATGGGTCGCCACAAGTCCTTTCAAGGGTATCGCCGGATTTCACGCTAATGCGCTATTGTGGCCGCATCCTGTTGACCGAGCGAAATATCCCGGCGGATTCCTTCAGATGCTCGCTCTCGAAGAGATCGCCGTTGATCAGGCCGACAATCCAGAGCGCGCCCGCCGAGTGCTGGTCAACACCAGAGACGCAGAGTCATACGAACCAGAACATCTCCAAAAGATCGAGCACACAGCACTCTACAAACGGCGCGAACGCTACGATCCGCGAGAAGTTTTGCCCGCCGAAGTCGTATTCATTACTGGCGGATGCGATCTTCAATCAAACCGAGCCGAGGTAAAGTTCAAAGGTTGGGGCTTCAGCAACGGTCTAAAGCAGTCCTGGGCGATTGATTACCGGATTATCCGAGGTTCGCCGCTGCAGGATGAATTTTGGGAGAAATGCGCGAGCGTATTTCAGAATGTGGCATGGAAACACCCGTGCGGGAAGTATATTCACCCGTCAATCATCCTTTTCGACTCACGATTTCGACCGGACGAGGTTTTTTCGTTCACGCGGAAGATGCAACGCCTTCGGGTCTACGCTTGTGAGGGCGCGACTACGATCTCGAAGCCGATCGTCCCAAAGAAGCCGACAAAACGCGGCGTTCCTCCGGCGCTTGTTTGGGAAATTGGAACGCATGAAGCCAAGGACGTTATCTATCAACAACTCGAAATCAGCGACCCGGCCATGCAAGGTTACTGTCACTTCCCAGAAACATCCTCGTTTACAGAATCGTATTTCAGGGGCCTCACGATAGAGGAGTCTGTTATGCAACGGGGTCGCGATGGCAACTTTTATCGCTTTTTCTTCAAGAAAAGCAGCGACGACCGGAACGAACCGCTCGACGCGGAGGTTTACGCGAACGCCGCGGAGCAGATTTACCGGCCAAACTACGAAAAATTATCGCGTGAGTTCCAAAACGCGGGCGACGAGGTTTTGGTGCGCTCGATCAATCCCGACATGGATCTTCCCAAGATCCCGCCGCGAATGAGTCGGAGCCGATGGATGAGCGGTTTTAGCAAGGTTTAACGCGATGCGCCGTTTGTTTTCTTCGCTTTGGAGCAGACTTGGGAACGGTTCAATGGTTCTTTTCATGGGACAATCAATAACCTAACGGCTAGTCTTGTCAAATGATTCATTTCTTCGACATCGGCGCGAATATCGGCCAAACGTTTGATGATTACCTTCTGCAGACGGCCGCATTCGACGGAGGAACGATCTGGTGCTTCGAACCGAGTCCTCGGCATATATCTGCCCTTCGGGAGAAATGCGAGCAAATGGCGACCGCTGGGCATCATTGGCGCATCAATATTTGCCCGTTCGGATTGTCGGACCGAACAGGTTGGCAGCGCGTATTTGAAAAGAACGATCCGCGCGGCGATTCGTTCTTCTCGGAACTGTATCTCAACCAGCATTATATCGACAACCGCGAGACTTCGGTCTCCTCGATCGGAATGGTCCACAACATTGGATATTTCATTTTGTCGAACATCCTGCCGCCGGACAGGTTGACGATCAAGATCGACGCCGAAGGCAGTGAGTTCCCGATTTTGGAATGCCTGCTCTTGTTTCCGGATATTTGGCCCACGATCGACTGCTTATTGGTCGAATGGCACAGCACGGAGGGCGCAAATGATCGCGATAATCAACGCGGAACGCTTGTAAGTCGAATCGGAGAGGCAGGAATTAAGCTAGACGGATGGCAATTTTGATCAATTTTGACAAAAATGGCAGTCTGAATGGCTGTCACGACCAATAGCGGGTCGCCTGAACTCATCGAGCAAGGCGGAACATATCTTTTCACCGAGAATTTCTCGGATTTCCCGAACACGAACTGGACCGCGCAATATTTGCTACAGATTTCTGGCAGCGCGCCATACACGACCAACGGGACCAACGCGAATACCGGAACCGGCTTTCTATTCACATTAAACGCGACCAGCACGGCCAACTGGACGCCGGGACGCTACACTTTCGCCATTTACGCGACCGAGCGCAGCGATAGTCAGCGCGCGACCGCGAAAACGGGCGTTATGAACGTAATTCCCGATCTTTCTCAGACCCAGTCCGCGAGCACAGCCCAGCAGATGCTCGACAACATCAACACGGCGATTACGCAGCTTACCACCGGCGGCTTTCAATCGGTTTCGGTCAATAACGTGAGCTACACGCGATACGACGTCGCGACCCTGATCAAAATGCGCACGCAACTGCAGGCCGAGGTGATCCGCGAGCAGCAAGCCGCCGAAGTTCTGCGCGGGATCGATCACACGGGCATCATCGGGACCCGGTTCAAATCATTCTGATGGGATTCCTCGACATTCCGAAAATCAATTGGCCGCGGCCGACTCCAGTCAAGCCGCCGCCGCGGCGCCGCGGACCCGGCAAAAAGACATTGGCCAAGCTGGCAGCGCAGCAATCGCCGCAAGTCGATCAGGTGATTTCCGTCAAGGAATCGATTTCCATGACGCAGATGAAGCGCGCCTACAAAGAGGTCGTAGGCATTGGCGGAATCAATTCCGATTGGGCACTTTCCGGTATTTCGGAGGATTCGGATGTTTGGCAGAACATCTTCGCGCTTCGCTCGCGGTCGCGCGACCTGTTCAGGACCGATGTTTACTTCAAGAAATACAAGGAGGAACTATGGGCGAACGTATTCGGCGCGGAAGGCATTACCTGCCGTCTTGAGATCAAAGAAACCGAGGATCGAGTTCTATATTCTCCGGATGAGCAGAAGTTTTACAAGACTTACTGGAAGCGGCGACAACGGCTCGGAGAATATCTTGAGCGAACCCGCGGAATACCGAACCAATTTGATCTCCGCGGCATAGATCTAGATCGCAAAGCAACGATCCAAGTCGGCGACATGGATATATACGCCAACAAAGTAATCGAAGAAGGTTGGCGCGATTGGAAACGCCGCGAATACTGCACAGTCGCGCAATGTTTCGATTACAATCAGGTCTGCCAGATCCGGCTACTGTCGGCCGCGCGCGACGGTGACTTCTTCATACGGCACGTTAGATCGCCTGCGGTCAATAAATATGGCTACAGCCTACAGCTAATCAATTCCGAGTGGTGCGATTTTCAGCTTAATAGCATCAATCCGGACACGAAGAATATGATCCGAATGGGCATCGAGCGTGACTCGATGGGCAAACGAATCGCCTATTATTTCATAAAACGGCAACCTCAGGATTGGCAATTCTCAGTTCCTGGCGCGGCAATGACATCCGCTCCGAAAAGCTACGAGCGCATTCTTGCCGAGGACATTATTCACTACTCGCGATATGAAGATGGCGATTCAACTCGGCCGGCGCCGTGGTCGGCCAGCGTAATCCAGAAATCGCGACATCTGGACAAGTACGAGGAAGCCGAGGTCGTCGCCGCCCGCGTGTCGGCGTGCAAACTCGGTTTCTTCACTTCCAACATGGTTCCCGAAGGCGGCGAAGCGATGAGCGACCGACCCGATCCGACACAGGAGGGAACAATGGACGCCGAACCGGGATCGTTTACTGGCCTGAAATGGGGAATCGACTTTAAGGAATGGAATCCATCGCATCCGAATGGCAACTTCGATCTTTTTCGAAAGGGCTTGCTGCGCGCATGGTGCGCAGGACTCCCAGGCGCGAATTACAACATTATCGCAAACGACCTAGAAGGCGTGAATTATTCCAGCGGTCGCCTGGGAATGCTCGATGAACGCGAACTATGGAAACTGATCCAGAAATTCGACATTGAGATCGCGGAGCGCCCGATATTTGAGGCATGGCTTTATATGGCACTCCTAACCGGAGCGATTCCGCTGCCATTGGCGAAGTTTGACAAATTCAATAAGCCAATCTTCCGCGGCCGACGGTGGGCATGGGTTGATCCGCTCAAGGAGGTCCAATCGTCCGCGCTAGAGGTAGCCAACAAGTTTACATCGCGCACGCGTATTATTGAAGATTCAGATGTTGACGCGGACTTCGAGCAAGTCCTATTCGAGCTGGCGGAAGAAGAAATGATGATGGCAGCGCTCGGAATGGATTCTACTCCGGTCGTCGGGAAGGTTTCGCCAACCAAACCCGCCGAGGATACCGCCGACACCGAAAACACTGCCGGCGAAGCGCAACCGGGACAGTCATCAGACGGAACCAGCAAAGCTTTAACAATGACCGAATTCAGGGAACTGATCGAAGCCACGAAACCGCATCCTCCTGCATCAATGCCTCCGATCACGGTCAACATTCCAGAGCGTCAAATGGTGGTGAACGTTCCAGAAAGACAGGTTTCAGTGAACGTTCCCGAAGCAAAACCTCCGATCATCAAGGTCGCCGCGGCACAGATCAGGATTCCCGAAATAAAGCCGCCGGATGTGATCGTGAATGTCGCACCTTCGCCGGCTCCAAATGTTGAGGTTACAAACGAAGTCCAAATGCCGTCTACCAAAAAGGTGAGTGTTGAAAAAGATGCGGACGGAAAGGTAAAAGGCTTCACCGTTTCGCAGGAGTAGCATGGCCGATAATTACGTCAGCGTGAACTCCGCTCCCGCGGGAGATACGAAGATGCAGACGTATCTCAATGCGATCTCTGGATCCAACGTTCATTCCGAAGCTGTCGTTCTTGTTAATTCATCTGGATCTCCTATTTCTACGCTGCCCGTTTCTATTTCGGGCAGCGTAAATGTTGGAAACGTAACCGCTAACGCCGGAACCAATCTCAACACCTCCTTATTATCGACAGAAGCTACGCTGTCAGCAATAGCCGGATCTCTGGCCGGTGTGGCTCAAGACGCTACCGTTGGAGGAGTCATCACATCAGTTGACGCCACCACCGTAAACCCTGGAACTACATTTTCGGGAGGTCTGAAAGGTCCAATAAGTCAAGGTCTTGCGAGCGCATCTGAGTCAATCGCAGGCGACGGAACAATTGCTCCAATTTCGATAGATACCAGTTCAAGACTTCGAGTCCTTCCAACGCAATCAAATGCCTCGAACCTTTTCGCGACCGTTAAATCTCCAAATGCGTCGAATTTTCTTACAACGGTTGCAGGAACGATCACATCAAATCAGGGCGGCACATGGTATGTCCAATCGATTAACAGCACCTCAACGGTCAATTCGCCTAACGCTTCAAATTTCTTGGCGACAATCACCGGCACGGTCGGAGTAAACTCCATCACCAATCCAGTCACGGTCGCACAATCTAACGCATCAAACTTTCTGGCAACCGTCGCCGGCACGGTCACTGCGGTTCAAAGCAATGCGTCAAATTTTCTATCGACAGTTAGCGGAACCGTAGGAGTCACCGCCAATTCATCTTTCAATCTTTCGCAGGTTTTAGGGACGACCGCGGACGTCAATTCAGGAAATAAATCCGCGGGAACGCTGCGGGTAGTTCTTGCGACCGATCAACCGCAGCTCACGAACCTTCTTAAAGTTGATGCGTCAGGCGTAAATGTGCCGATAATAAATCCTGCCGGCGGCAAGATTCTCGTCACACCCGACGCGAATACTGCATTCAATCTTGCGCAGGTAACAGGGCAGGCCTGTGTCGCTTCCGTGACCGGGGTTCAGGATGTAATGCCGAGGCTCCGTGACGGCACGACAGGACTGTCTCCATTTTGGTATCTCTCTCGCATCAGCACTCAATTAAATAGCTTCCCAACGAACGCTACGGCATACGTGGAATGCGTTAAGATTTCCATGAGTAACGGCGTCGCCGGTTCAAATCTTACAATCCGAGATCAGTCTGGTGCTCCCAACCGGACTTTCATTAATATGCTGAATTTGGCGACTTTCCCGAACGGACTGCTTGAGAATTATCAGGGAACGCTAAAAATGACCGGAGGCATCAATATCAACACGACGGGCGGCGCGACACCGAGTGATCTAAATGTTTTCATCAAATACTGGCAATAAATGCTTCTCTCGCTTCTATCGCTCTGGAACGGCGTCGGCGCGCAGCCGGAGGTCTGCGGACATCTCATTACGGAAGCCGGAGATCGGATCGTCACGGAAACCGGCGATTCAATTGTCACGGAATGCTTCACTCCTGACGCAATTGGACTTCGACCCGGTAGAGTTTACAAAGGCGAATATCCATATTTTAAGCCACGCAGAAAACCATACTGGGAGATCGATCCTGATGAGGAAGAAGTGCTGGTCATACTAGGCATCGAGTTATGAGCGACGTAAAAATTTCGGAGTTGCCGGCGGCGACCTCGGTAAACGGGTCAGATGTTCTGCCAATTGTCCAGAGTGGAACGACCAAGAAAGCCACGATCAGCTTAATCGGAGGAGGTTTAAGTAGCGTTGCCGCTCTGCATCTTACGTCGAGCGGAGATTCAGGCAATATAGCCGCGCATCCATACACGCTTCTAAATACTGGGATATACGTCACGGATGCCAATGGAGTAGAGGTATTCAGGATTTGGGGAAGCGACCCTGATCCTTCATTTACTAATTTCAACACTTGGAATCTGTACCTAGGTTATCAAGCGGGTTTTTCTCAACCATCTGATAATACATCGGCAGGTTATAGTAATATAGGAATCGGTCATAAGTCACTGTTTTCGATAACTACCGGAATTGGAAACATTTCTGCAGGTAACGAGACACTTTTGTTAAATAATACAGGAAGTAACAATACTGCCATCGGTCATTCCGCGTTAATTTCAAATACTGCTGGAAACTATAATTTGGCGATAGGAAATTCGGCGTTACAAAGCTCGGATTCTCCCGCTGGAGACGTTGGCAACGTTGGCATTGGAGCATTCGCATTACAATTTAATGTCACAGGTATTTACAACACTGCTGTAGGGGCTGATTCGTTATCTAATAATACAGGCAGTTACAACACTGCTATTGGTCGTTCCACCGGTAGTGGAAGTATTGGCGATTCATCAATGGTTTTCATAGGTCGAGCAGCAGACCATGTGAACGGTGGAACGCTAACTAATGGTATCGCTATCGGAGCCTCGGCGCAGGTTGAAGCCAGTAATACCGCTGTAATCGGAAACAACCTCGTAACCGACGTTTATTTTGGGTCAACTGCCGGTAATGCCAAGCTTCATGCCGATGGATCACTTCTAACTAATCTCCCCGGAGGCACGGTAGTTTTTTCAAATCCGGGCGGTCGCCTGACGACTGAATCCGGTGTCCCAGTTTCAACGTCTGATCGCACAGCACAGGGAACGCTTTATTATACTCCGTATCTACACAATAATATTTACACATGGAATGGGTCCGCGTGGCAGGCAAAAACGTTTTCCCAAATTTCGTTGGCACTCACGGTTACAAGCGGCAAAAACTATGATGTATTCATAGACTCTGGCGCTACTACGCTTAGCTTGTCGGCTGCGTGGACGAATGATACGACTCGCGCCAATGCACTTGGAACCCAGGATGGAGTAACTGTTCTTGGTAGCGACCATACTAAACTTTGGCTAGGAACAATTCGGGCCGATGGAACTAACACAACGGCTGATAGCGCCGGAGGGACAACTACGCAGGTGGGCGGGAAACGATTTGTATGGAATAATTACAATCGCGTAACACGAGCAATTAAAGTAATTGATACGACTGCCACATGGAGTTACACCACCGCTACAATCAGGCAGGCTAATAACGCTTCCGGAAACAAGGTCGAATATGTCACCGGAGATATTGCGCTTAACGTAAACTGCGAAATTAAATCAACGGTTCTTGTGCGGACTCAATCCAGTACTGCCGGCGGCGTTGGGATCGGGATTGATTCCACCACCACGTTGACCGGGATTAACGCGATGGGTTACAACGAGAATGGCAGTTCGATAGAACAACCAATTTCCGCGCGCTATTCGGGATCTCCTGGATTGGGATATCACTATCTCAGCTGGAATGAAACAGGAGGAGACACCGTATGTGTTTTTATTGGTATGACCGGAAATTTTTTAACCGGATTGATTGCTGAAATATTGAATTAACATATGCCAACCGTCATCGATTTAACTCTGCGCTTGGACAGCGAGATTCGAGCAAACGTAGCCATTGACGGAATAAGTGGGGTTTCGAGTCCGTATAATCCGGCAACTGTTCGTGTGAGTCCCGCGAATCTGCAAGCGCAAGCGCAACCGATTATAAACGCCTTTGACGGTTCGCAGACAGCGCAAGACGCATGGGCATTATTACAACAGCAGAACAGTGCGATCGCCTTTATGAGTGCTTTCGACAAGCATTCAATGTCTTACCGCGCGGCGATTGCGGTGGCGATTGACGAAATTAATGCACTGCGAGAATGGGTCACGGGTTTCAAGTCAGCGGTCGCGTCGGCAACGAGTTTGGCTAACCTGCAAACGCAGGTCGCGGCTCTGCCAGACATGCCAGACCGAACTATGCAGCAAGCTAAGAACGCATTTATCGCTAAAATCAACGCGGATTAGCTTTGACATTTCAGCCTAAACGGTGAGCAAGATCAAGATTCCGGAAACGCTTTATCGAAGCGCCAACTTCGATTCGGTCGATCCAAACGAGCGCACGGCTACCTTATCGGTTTCAAGCGATAAACCTTACAGACGTTTTTTCGGAAATGAAATATTGAGCCATAAAGCCGGATCGATTCGGCTCGATCGGCTAAAAATGTCCGGGCCGCTGCTGTTCAACCACAACCGGGACGCGCATATCGGAAGGGTTGTCAGCGCGGCTGCGGACGGTTCTAAGCTAAATGTGGTCGTGAAATTTGGCAGTTCACCGCTTGCAAAAGAAAAGTTCCAGGACGTTCAGGACGGGATTCTAGGCGAAGCCTCGATCGGTTACGAGATCCACAAGATGGACGAAGAGAAGGGCACTAAGACATTCACCGCGACCGATTGGGAACCTTATGAGTGTTCATTGGTTACGGTTCCAGCAGATACTTCAGTGGGAATCGGGCGCGACGGTGGATCGCTACAAACTAAGGAACTCGAACTCGGCAGACAAGTTGACAAAAAGGAAATGACGATGAGCGAACAAGTAACCGTAGTGAACGAACCCGCTGCTGATCCCGTTAAGGCGGCTCAGGACGCGGTTAAAGATTTTCAGAAACGTTGCCAGCGCATCGACGATCACGTCGCGGCGATCAAATTCCCGAAGTGGCAGGAAGCCGCTCGCGAGATCGCGACCAAGCATAAAAACGATTCCGCCGACTTCTCTAAGTTTCAATTTGAATGCAACAATGCATTTGATCCGGCAAAGCACGTCGAGATTCCGGAAACGAAAATCGGAATGTCGAAAAAAGACCGGAAGCAGTTCTCGGTCCGTAAACTCATCCTAGAGGCATTTGTAAATAACGGTCAACTAACCGGAATCGAAAAAGAAGCCTGCACCGCAGCCCGCGAAAAGCTTCGCTCAGCCGGTGATAATGTTCTCGACAACCGGGAAGGGTACACGCTTCCGGAGGACATGAGCCAATCGAACATGGCAGAGGACCAGGATCTTAGCAGCGTGCAAATGAACCGTGTTCTCGACGAAGTTCGGATGCTGAAGCGCGGTCTCTTCGCAGGAACGCAAAATCTGGGTGGTTATCTCATCGGAACTGATCTTCTCACCGGTTCGCTGATCCAATATCTGCGGGCGCGCACAACTGTAACCGGAATGGGCATCCGAATGCTCGACGGTCTGGTTAATAACGTTGCGATTCCGCGCGTGACCGGAACCGGCACAACTTACTGGCTTGCAGAAGCTGCTACGGTTACGGCATCAACGCAAGCGTTCGGTCAATTAACCCTGATGCCGCATCGTCTCGGCGCCGACACTTTCTACACGAAACAACTCTTGAATCAGGCATCGCTATCAGTCGAGGCATTCGTTCGGGACGATCTCGTCGCAGCGTCAGCTGTCGAACTCGACCGAGTTTATCTGAACGGTTCAGGGACCGCGGGTGAACCGCTCGGAATTTTCAATACTCCCGGCGTCGGAACAATCACTTACTCGGCGACCCCTACGCTGGCAAAGCTGCTTACACAAGAATCAGATGTTGCGGTGGCAAACGCAGACATCGGCGCACAGGCATGGCTCTTCTCGCCGGCCGCTCGCGCGAAACTCAAAGCCGCGGTCGCCTTCCAGAATACTGCCAGTCCGCTGTGGGATAATAACAACATGGTGATCGGTTATCCGGCCACGATGAGCAACAATATGCCTGGCAACAAATCGATCCTCGGCGTGTGGAGCGACTTTATTGCCGCGAGATGGGCCGGACTCGACATTGTTGTCGATCCTTACTCACTTAAGAAATCCGAGCAGATCGAAGTTACGATCCATCAGTGGGTCGATTGCGGCATCCGTCACCCTGTAGCGTTCGAAATCTCAACCGATTCAGCAGCCCAATAATTATGGCAAATCCAGCAAACCTTAAAATAAGACTCCTGCACGATTCAATCGTGGCTCCGGCGACAGAACCACGAGGTGTGGCGACTTACGGCAAAGCGGGAGAAATCGTTGAAATGGACAGGTGGACCGCGCTCCATCTTTGCCAGAGTCACCCCGAATTCCCGCGCGCAGAATTGGTAAAACCGACAGGAAAATAATATGGCATTCGCACAAGAAGATTGGGTTGGGTCACTTAAAGTTACGTCCATGACGAATGGATGTATCAACATCAACACGAACACCGGCACGTCAGGTTTCGACATTTCCGGCTACGAAGGCAAGCTTGCAGTTATGATTTCCTGCGGGGCCGGAGTTTCAGGGACTGTTATCGTGCCCTCTCTGAAAGCAGGCGCGGACACGAACATTTCCAATGCTAACAACTGGGTCCTCAACATCACGAACTTCACGAATACGGTTTCCAATGCGGTCGTGAACGTGGACCTTCGTTCAAGCGCGTTCGGAACGACCACGACAGTGATCAACAAATATCTGTATCTGAGTTGGCTGATCACCGGCAGCGCGACTGCGAACAGCGCGATCGACGCGTTCCTGGTCGGACAGCAGAAGTATTCTACCTAAACTTTTCTTTGCCAAACCGGGCGAGCCGCAGGCGTAAAAAACCTGCGGCTTTCTTTTTCTGTTGACAGCATGAAACCCAACCGTTAGAAGTTGCGAACCAGATGCAGACCATACGGACGCATAACGCGTTTCATTTAGGCGACAATCTCGTCCATCTCCATTTCCTTCGGAAAGTCGCGCTTGCCAATCCGGATCGTCAGTTCATTCATGCTGCAGGTTGGCAGTATCGGCGGCAGATCGAGCCGGTGGTTGTCGATATACCGAACATCAAGATTACCGAGATAGAACACGATACTTTTTACCGATACCCGTTCGACGGTAGTCGCGAATTCCATCACGCTGCATCGCAACCAAATCCTGATTATCCCAAAAACTGGGATCACAATAGAAGCATCAATTCCTGGCGCGGAGCGAATGGATTTTGGTATAAAAGCGAGATCAGGAACGACTTCATCGAGTTTCACTTGAAAGAGTGGTTCCCATATCTGTGCGAACGCATGGAAGTCGAAAATCCAATGCGCGATCCGTCAGATATGCTTTTCGATTACCCGGCAATCAAGACCCCGATTCATAACTTGGTTCCTTTCGACGTCCTGGTAATTAACAGTCCGCCGGCTAGCGGACAGTTTCACGACTTCAACGCATCTAAACTTGAACAAATTATCTACCGGCTCGAGTACAACGACTTCCATGTGGTTACGAGCGGTTCCGGTTTAGCTAAGCCTTATTTCACGGCAACTCAAATCGGGCATCTTAGCCTTCATTGCCACACAATCCTGATGGTCAGCACGGGTCCCAGTTGGCCGACGTTCAACGTTTGGAACCGTGACAGTATAAAGCACCGGATTATTCTTTTGGACAATGAGAGGGTCAACCTGAGCGCAAATACCATGCATTGTGAGAAAATAGAGGAAGCTGAAGAGGTTTTGAAACATGCCGGCCTTCTATAAAGACGAACTGACCGCGGCAATGGACGCGCTTGCGGTCGACCCGCTTGTTCGATTTATCGGCTACGGAGTGACGAACGGCAAAGCGATGGGCACGCTAAAGAACGTTCCTGGGTCGCAACTGATTGAAATGCCGGTTGCTGAATCTCTCATGGTTAGCTTCGCAATAGGACTGTCGCTGAAGGGTCTAAAACCTGTCGTGTTCATCGAGCGATTCGACTTCATCTTGAACGCTATGGATGCAATCGTAAATCACTTAGACAAGATCGGCGAAATCAGTCATGTCGAATTTAATCCGACGATGATACTGAGGATCGTTGTCGGGAATCGGCATAAACCTTTGTTCACCGGAAAGACACATACTCAAGACCATAGTCCTGCGCTGAGGTCGCTTGTTTCTTTTCCGGTGATTTGCCTTGGAGATGCAAGCCAAATTGCCGCCGAATACCTTCACGCTCATGCCATGCTTTCGGAATTCTCAACAGCTTTGGTCGAATACAAGGATTTCATGTGAAAGTTGCCGTTCTTCACCGAATAGGAGATCGGTTGTCGATAGTCGATCTCAAAGTTCCGGAACCTGAAGCGGGTCAGGTTTTGGTCCGAATCTTATGTGCTGGTATTTGCGGATCTCAACTTCAGGAAATAGATGGCATTAAGGGCGACCGTTCGCATCTTCCGCATCTGTTAGGTCATGAGGGTTTCGGCATCATCGAAAAGATCGGCAAAGGCGTGACGCATATTAACCATGGAGACAAATGCGTTTTACACTGGCGCAAGGGAGCAGGAATGGATGTTCCGCAGGCTTTCTATGGAATGTGGCTTCCTGATGTGCCATTGCGAGGAGGTCCGATTACGACCTTCTCTGAATACTCGACAGTCAGTGAAAACCGCGTGACAAAGATCGACGACGATGTTCCGAATGATCTGGCTTGTCTTCTCGGTTGTGCGCTTTCGACCGCACTAGCGATTGTCGAGAATGAAGCGAAGCCAACAAGCAACGAATCTGTCTGCGTCATTGGTTGCGGCGGAGTTGGACTTGCGCTGATTCTAGCAGCGAGATTAAAAACAAATCGTGTTTACGGGACGGACCGAAATAAATCGAAGTTATCGAATGTTAGGGAATTAGGAGCGGTATTCCAAAACAAGGCAGCCTCGGACATAATAATCGACACGGTTGGAACATTCTACCCTTCGTTCATTCACAAATATATCTCGCTTCAACCAGGCGGCACTTCCGCCGGCGGATTTCAGCCAGACGAAGACATTCCGAGGTATGTCCAAATGTGGCGCGATGGCTTGCTAAACGATTACCCAAAGCTAATCACGCATAGGATCAAACTCGACCAAATCAACGAAGGAATTCAACTAATGCGCGACGGAAAAGCCGGGCGTGTGCTGATTGAAATGGAATGACCTCCGAAGGACTAATTGCTTTCGAATCTGGTGTGAAAGCATCATGGGAGGCGGGCCTGCTTCCTTCGCTGATTCATCTTTGCGGTGGCAACGAGAAAGAACTTGTTTCGATCTTCGGAGAGATCAAAGAAGGTGATTGGATATTTTCTACGCACCGGACGCACTATCATGCTCTCATGGCGGGCATCGATCCCGTAATCCTATCGGAAAAGATCAGTGACGGTGATTCGATGTTTGTCTATTCGCGCAAGCACAATTTCCTTTGCAGTGCGGTTCTGGCTGGTTGCGCGGGGATCGCGGCGGGCGTCGCGTGGACGTTACGAAAAGAATGGGAAGCTTCTTCCGATTACGGAACGCACGATCATGTCTGGTGTTTCATCGGTGATGGTGGCGAAGAGGAAGGGCATTTCTACGAAGCTGCGATGTTCGTCGAGGCGAATGATCTGCCATGCACGTTTATCATCGAGGATAATAACCGCAGCGTTGACACTTCGCGCGAATCACGCCGCGGAAAAGCCAAAGGCTTAGAGCACCTTTTCAAATGCGTTCGGCGTTATCACTACACGCCGACATATCCGCACGCAGGAAGCGGCTGCAGTTTCAAGATCGAGTTTGATAAGGAAGCGATCGAAATGCATATGCGAAGATGAAAATTAAATATTACTCAATGCGGAATATCGAGGAGGCGCTTGAAGAACTACAGGCGCACGAAGAAGGAAAATTCCACTCTGATCATTTCCTAAAAGCATTGTCGAAAACAAAGATAGGTGAACGGGAAAACGTCGTTATCGAGACAATTGAACCGGAATGAAAACGGCAGTTCTAATAAGCGGTCAGATGCGAACCTTCGCCAAGTGTTACCCTACGCAGAAATGGCAAATCTTCAGGCATTACGAACCGGACATCCATTTCTTCGTTAGTTGCGTTGACGACGCGCAGGCGGACAGCGTAAAACTCTTATCTGACGATTACGAAAACGTAAATGTCGAACGTTATCAAGACCCGATTGATTTGCCTGCGATCCCGATTGAGGCAGGTGCTTCTGCTCCGTATGCCAACGCAGCACCACATTCAAAACTAATGTTGCAGCATTGGGGAAACAAAAAGGTGTGGGATTTCTTTTGCGCCTCTGTGGCCACTGAATCATTCGATGTGGTGATTCGCATCCGGCCGGATCTTTGGATTCACAGATTTACTCCGCCGTTTACAAAATGCGCTACGGCATACGGGACGTTTTGCTTCGCGCCATGGTGGGGAAAGTTCGGAGGCATCAATGATCGATTGGCTATTTCGACTCGCGGAGCCGCAGAAGTTTATTTCAATCTTTACGATGAAATTCCGAACCTGTTGAAGCACGGTTGCCCGTTTCATCCCGAAACATTACTGGCCGAAAATCTGATTCGCGGCGGGGTACCGGTGTCCAGCACATTAATGGCCGAATTCTCTACCGAACGACTGGACGGTTCGCGCCGCTGGGCCGAGATAGTGATGAGCGACATTGCCGAACTCATAGCGAGCAAATGAAAGAACAGGAATTTGAGGGCGTGATCCCTCCAATCGCAGAAAAAGAAAAACGCGGTAAACCAGTCATGCGACCGAAAGACGAATCTTATGTCAGAGATATTAAACCTAAACGGGACGGCATCAATATTCCTGCCGCTAATTGATAATGGGCACGGCGCGATCAGGGCCAATTTTCTTCTTTCTATCCTTCGAGGATTTAAGGACCGAGACATCCACATTGACCGTTTCTCTGACAGTTTACCCTCGCGGGCTAGAAACCGCGCGGCGGCTCATTTCCTCCGCGAAACGAAACGCGACTACATTCTCTTCATCGATTCAGACATCATCTTCGACAAGCATCATATCGATTTCCTGATGGAGTCGGATGAACCTCTTCTCGCTGGCATCTACTGCAAAAAGAGCAAAGGCATCGAACCATGTCTAAACACGCTGCCGGGACAGCCGGAAACGCCCTGCGGCGGATACGTCGAGATTGCACGCGCCGGAACCGGATTTCTTAGGATTCATCGATCAGTTCTAGAAAAACTGAAAGACAGGCAACCGATTGAACGTCCTTCTCCGGAGAAACTTGCCGAGCTAAGAGCGAAATTATCTCCCGAAGAATACTTCTACCATCTTGAATCCGTTATCGATCAACTGCGCAATGAATGGCAAACCTCTCCTCACTATACCAATCACGGCGCGGATGAGTGGGACTTCTTTTCGGCAGGCGTCGTCAGCAAAGAATATCTGAGCGAGGACTGGTTTTTCTGTGACCGCGCGCGCGCACTCGGATTCAAGGTGATGCTCGACACGCGAATCCAACTCAGGCACGAAGGCAGCGCGATTTTCCCACTCGACGAGGTTGTCGAGAAATTAAACGAAGGAAAAGTGAACGTGACAGCATCCAGTTAATATGGCGATTGCCGACGATATTGCGCTCGCGCTTGCCGACTCTTTTTCGGTCACTGGCACCACGTTTAGATGGGCTGGTCAGTCTTATGGTTGCACGCTTAATGCGGATCAGAACGTGCTAGTGACGAATAAGCATTTATTCGGCAATAATCTACCGAAGACGGGCGATGTGATAAATCTGGCGGGCAAAGATCGCCAGATTACCGGCCGCGCCAACTCCGCAGAGCAATTCGTTCCCGGAGGACTCTCAGCTGAAAATACCTTTGTTGATGATCCCGCTAATCCGAGTCTCGCGATTCAATTCAGCAGCTTTATCGGAACATGAGCATTGAAGGATTACTGGAGGACTCGATCATCGCCGATTTTCAGAGTGATCCCGTTCTGCAGCAGCAGGAAATTCATAAGCACGATTATGCTGGCGCTCTCGGCGGAGATAACCAGGCGACCGATCAAGAAGTGACCTCGGTGATCGTCGTTACGGCAACCGACCGAGGAGAGTTCAAGATTGGTTCCGGTATTAGGCATCTGAACGTGGAGGTCGAGGTTCGCGTGAATGGAGCTGCGGATAACTTCAACGGAACCCTACTTGATTCGCTCACCGAAAAGGTTCGGCTACGTTTAATGCCGAGTCCATTCGCTTCTGGTGTGATTCCGTTCCGCGAGGCTACGTTTTCCAATCCTGCAATCAAGGTCTTTGGAATCACAAATCAGGACGCTACGCAACGTATAGATAAAGACCTAGAGCGCATTAGAACCGTTGCCGCAGTGTTTATCGCCTCTCAGACAGGTTGACATTTTTGCAGTCTCGATGGCTGCATTCTCAATCACGGCCGCGAATGTCCTGCATTCAAGTTCTGCGACCGTTTTCACCGGCACGGCAGGAGCGACAATTACTCAGGGTCAACCACTATATCTCGATACGGTTTCCAGCACTTACAAGCTCGCCAACGCGGTATTGAACTTCCCGATAGCCGGAGTCGCCACAGTTGCTGCCAGCGCTAATCAGGATCTGGTAATCTGTTCGCGAGATCCTAATTTTGCGCCAGGCTTCACCATCAACGTTGGAAATATTCCGATTGTAGGCAATGTCGCCGGACAAATTAACCCATATGACGACCGAGTTACCGGGATGTATGTCACATCATTAGGAGTTGGCATCGGCAACAATCGGATCAACTTCTATATTACCGGTTCGAACACCGCAATGTAATGGCTGCCGGCGATCCAATCCTTCTCGGTTCGTTGACGACGAACGGAGTATTTCTGATGACGAGCGAGACCGCGATAATCATTGATTCGTTTACGCGTACGGTGGATTCGTCGAAGTTCGACTTTTACGACGGATCGAAGGGTTACATCTCTGGGACCGTTTACCATGATTTCAAGGCGACATACACGATCAAGGGCGCAGCTAATGGTTCGACTGGACTCATGGCAGCATCAATAGGAGTGGCGCAGACGATTACGAACACTCAGACAGGGAACGGCGTATCAAGTGGCACGACTTACACGGATCGATTCGAGCTTGGACATCAGGCCGGGCAACTCCGTGAGGCTACATGGACCGGGATGCAGCGAGCTGCGTTCTAAATGAAAGCGAAACAGGTAAAATCCAAAGCGACCGCGATCACGTTACAGATCGAGAAAGTGGATGCGACTGACGCGCAGGGGCAAAAGATAGTGGAGTCGCATTACAGAATCATTCAAATGACCGGCGCATTGATAATCGAAGACAAATGGCGGGTCGGCGATTCCATGACCGAAGACGAAGCAATTCTACTGACTAAAAGCGGAGCCACGGTGACAGTCGGGCGCTGAAATCCAAATGCAGATCATATTCAGATGCAGCCACTCGGCGGGACGGTAGCTAACGCACCGTCGGGCCAGCAACCGATCGGTGACAGTCGATTCGAAACGTCGGACATTCGTCTTTCGTCCGCTCTTTGCGCTTTGGGATTCTCACTGCGCACTGATGCTCAACCAATACTGGCTAAGATCGACGCCGATACCGAGCGCAGAACGGTCAAGTTCTTCCACCAGGATTCCACAACACTCGGAGACTTTAATGCGCGTCATGTTGATCTATGGTGGAACTCACCCGCGGGTAAATTCACGATCGAAGGCTACGATGATGCATTAACGGCAATGCGTCGAGTTCACGTCGAGCGCGCTAGGATGATAAATCTGGCGAAGCATGGACAGAAATATAGTTCCACGCAGAACATGGCAGTCGCAACGCAATCGCTTCATTCCGCTTCGGTCT